GGTAATTCGGACCTCACAGATTTTGTAGGCACTGCCATTTCTGGACCTAATTGGTCCGATTTAGCAGATTTGCCCTTTTGTCCGATTCGGGGTATTATGCGATCCATCTAGTTTGAATGTGGCAAAAATGACTGAAAAAACACGCAAACCATCGACAGGCGGTGTCCTTCTCGGATCCGATTACGACCAGGCCCGCACCCGTAAAATGGAGGCAGACGCCGCCATTGCGGAGATCGAACTACAAAAGGCGCAGAAGCTACTGGTGAAGGCGGACGATGTCGAAAAAGTCTGGTCCACCATCCTGTTTGCTGTTCGTGCCAAGCTCCTCGCAATCCCGTCGAAGGCCGCACCTGTGCTGGCGCTAGAGAAGGACGTTGCGATTATTAAGGATGTGCTAGATAATGCTGTTGGAGAAGCCCTCGCAGAACTCTCGGGATATGACCCTGCCATCGATCCAGTCACCGTCTCTGGAAGCAACGCTGAATCGGGCGAAGTCATGCCTATTGAAGATGGCACCGCCACCAAAACTGAACCTAAGCGAGTGGGCCGACCTAAAAAGGGGGCTAGGCTCGCGTAGCAGCGCTGAACCTGGCCGGTGGCGAACCTCCCGTGCCGAATATCAGCGTGGCATCATGGATGCCTGCACCGATCCGGCGGTTAAGGAGGTCGTCGTCATGGCTGCGGCTCAGACCGGCAAGTCAGAGGCGCTCCTCAATCTGATAGGATACCACATCGATCTGGATCCGGCTCCGATCCTGATTATGCAGCCTTCGTTAGAAATGGCCCGTGCCTTCTCGAATGACCGCGTTACCGCCGGCCTGTTGGATACGACACCGTCCCTTCGCGGCAAGGTGATGGATGCCAAGGCCAAGGATAGCGGCAATACGATCCTGTCGAAGTCGTTTGCCGGTGGGCATGTTACGCTAGTTGGTGCCAACAGCCCTGCCTCACTGGCTTCGCGCCCGATCCGAATTGTGATGTGCGACGAAGTTGATCGCTATCCCGCTTCTGCCGGCGAGGAAGGCGACCCTATTGCGCTGGCTAAAAAACGCTCGGCCACGTTCTGGAACCGACTGGTGCTTCTCACCAGTACGCCAACTGTAAAGGGTGCCAGCCGCATTGAATCAGCGTATGAAGAAAGCGACCAGCGAAAGTATTTCGTCAAGTGTCAGCATTGCGGCGATCATTTCGTTATGGAGTGGGGCCACGTTCAGTGGGAGGAAAACAATCCCAAAACTGCCGCCATCATTTGCGAGCATTGTGGGTCAGCCTGGTCCGACGCTGATCGTCATAACGCGGTTAGGCATGGTGAGTGGCGGGCAACAGCGCCATTTTATGGGGTCGCTGGGTTCCATCTTAATGCGCTGGTTTCGCCGTGGGTTGTTCTATCTGATCTGGTTGAAGAGTTTCTTAGCGCGCGAAAAGATCAGATGCGGCTGCGGACCTTTGTCAATACTGCCCTCGCTGAAAGCTGGGAGGATCAGGGGGAGGGTGTTGACGACTACTCTGTTTCCAAGCGGCGTGAGAATTACGACCCAATACCAGAAGAAGTGCTGCTACTAACTGCCGGCGTTGACGTTCAGGACGACCGATTGGAGGTCGAGGTAGTGGGTTGGGGATTGGCCGACGAATCGTGGCAGATCGATTATCGAGTGATCTATGGAGATCCGTCGAGTCCGCGCATCTGGGGTCAGTTAGATGAGATCATTCAGGCCAAATATGACCATCCTTCCGGCGAAGAACTTACGATCCGCTCGACCTGTGTTGACTCTGGTGGTCACCATACTCGTGCGGTTTATAATTACGCCAAGACCCGCGCTGGTAACCGCGTCTTTGCCATCAAGGGTGTGGGCGGTGAGGGTAAGCCAATCGTCGGGCGACCGTCTAAGAACAATATAGGTAAAATCCCACTGTACGCCATTGGCGTAGATACGGCCAAGGAAGTCCATTATGCCCGGCTCAAGATCGATGAGCCGGGACCAGGCTATTGTCACTTCCGGATGGAACGCGATGATGAGTATTTTAAACAGTTGACCGCTGAAAAGGTGGTCATGAAGTATCATAAGGGTTATGCCAAGCGAACCTGGATTAAAACACGCACCAGAAACGAGGCTTTGGACGTTCGTGTTTACGCGATTGCAGCCTTTGCCATATTAAATGTAAATATGGATAGCCTTGCACGGCGTTTTTATGCTAATGTAGAACGGAAGAATGATATCGTTAGGGATACTAAACCTGCAAAACCGCATCCTCTGGTCCCTAAAGTTGGGAAAAGCAGGGGCGGATTTGCGAATAGCTGGCGTTGAGGGATAATGGCTAATCTGTTCGATAGTGCCAACGCTGCTTCGTCCGAACCCTCGGAAATTTACTCGGGTAGTTTGGTACAGTGGAAGCGGGCCGATCTGGCGCAGGATTATCCGCCGGCCAGCTACGATCTCATCTACAAGGCTCGACTTCGTGGTGGTTTGAACCCCGAAATGTCGGTTACCGCCACTAATTCGAGTGGTGAATTTCTTGTAACGCTTACGAACGCGGTCACCGCGGCTGCTGTGCCAGGAGATTACTACTGGCAGGCCGAAATTGAGCGCAAAAGCGATAATGCGCGCATTCTGGTGGCTACGGGGCAGTGGAAGGTGCTGCCCGACTTGGATCAGACTGGTGCTGATCCCCGGTCGCACTCCGAGATCATGCTCGACAAGATCAACAGCCTGTTGGAGGGTCGAGCAGACAAGGATGTGACCTCTTATTCAATCAATGGTCGCTCCATTGCCAAGATGAGCGTCACCGATTTGCTGACTTGGCGTGATTATTATCGTAAGGAAGTGAATCTGGAGCGCCGTAAGGCTGATGCTGCGGCTGGCAAGCCCAGCAGCGCTACTGTAAAGGTACGATTCCTATGAGCGCTTGGCGTAAGGTGCTGGGTCTTTCAACCGAAAAGCCTCGCCGCGTGGCGAAGCGGAATTATCATGCGGCGACTGTTGGTCGTCTCTTTGCCGACTTCATGTCGTCTAACCGCTCGGCAGATAGTGAACTCAAGCCCGATCTGGTGCTGATGCGTAATCGCTCGCGTCAGATGGCGCGAGATGATGTCTATGTGAAGCGTTACCTTGAACTGATGAAGACGAATGTCATTGGCGACAATGGCATGACCCTTCAGGTCAAGGCTCGAAATGCTGATGGCAGTCTTGATACCATTGGTAATGATATCATTGAGGCTGCTTGGAATCAGTTTGGCCGCATTGGCAATTGCACCCCTGATGGTCGCATGTCATGGGTGGATCTTCAGAAGTATTGCGTTGAAGCAACTAAGCGTGACGGTGAATCGTTCTTTCACATCGTCCGTGGCAAGTGGCTGAAGCACGGTATTGCTATTCACCCTCTCGAAGCTGACCTGATTGATGAGCAGAAAAACGAGAGGCTCAAGAATGGTAATGAGATCCGCATGGGGATCGAAGTCGATCAGTATCAACGACCTGTCGCGTATTGGGTTAGGCAGCGTCACCCTGGCGATTATGATTTCAATTCTCTCAGCCTGAAGGCATCTGTTCGCGTCCCGGCGAGCGATATAATTCACGTTTATAAATCACTCCGCGCCGGCCAGACCCGCGGTGAGATCGCAATGGCTCCGGCCATGACGCAGATCAAGATGCTGAACGCTCACCGCGAGGCAGAGCTTGTCGCCAGCCGCATGGCTGCATCGAAGATGGGCTTCTTCACCTCAGAAAGCGGTGATGATGTCCCGGCTGACGATTACGACAACAATGTTCCGATCATTGATGCGGAACCGGGAACCTTCCATCAGCTTCCGGCTGGTGTGGATTTTAAGCCCTTCGATCCGACTCATCCGGCGACTGCATTCGCTGAGTTTCAGAAGGGAATCCTTCGCGGTACTGCATCGGGCCTCGGCGTATCCTACGCTTCTCTTTCTAACGATCTTGAGGGAACGTCGTATTCGTCGATCCGACAGGGGGCGCTTGAAGAGCGAGATGCTTACCGGGACGAACAGCAGTTCTTCCGCGAGCATTTCGTTCTTCAGGTGTATGCGGTCTGGCTCGCCCATGTGATGGAATTTGGATACATTCCGATTCCTGCCACTAAATACGACAAATTCTTCGACGCCTCGACTTTCCGCGCTCGCGGCTGGCAGTGGGTGGATCCGCAGAAGGAAATTAACGCTGCCGGCGAGGCCATGCAGCTTGGCATCATGTCGATGCAGGATGTGGCGAACCAGTATGGTCGCGACATTGAAGAAACCTTCAGCCAGTGGCAGCGAGATCAGGAACTGGCTGCTCAGTTTGGCTTGACCATTGCGTTCCAACCCTTTGGCGGCAATGTCGCCAATAAGGGCGTACCCGCACCGGAGGCAAATCCTAATGCCCTTCCCCAATGAACACGCTGCAAGACTTCATGATCCCGATAAGTATGATTCTTTTCGGCGTGATAATGACGCTGGCGGGGCTGGCGTTGACTTTATTTACGGTATTCTGCCTGGTGGCGGCACTGAGTTGCAAGCTATTCGGTTCGATAAGAACCGCTTTACTCCGGCTGAAGCCAGGGATTGGTTGAGCAAACACGATTTTAAGGCTATACTGTTTGAGGAGGCCACTGGGGAACGTGAAATGTCAGATGAAGATCTGGAGCAGCGGGCAACCGTGAAGGTCGAAATTGAGATCGACACTTCTGATGCTCCCATGCAGGAAGATCCCCCTGAAGTTAGCCCTGAAGATGTGGCTGTAGCTCAGGAAATTGCTGACGCGCTGGATCGCAAGGCCGAAAACGAAGTTATTCATCGCTCCGCCTTCATGGACGCCAAGGTTGTTGATGAAGAAAAGCGCACTGTTGCCATTGCCGTTTCGTCGGAACTTCCGGTTGAACGGTCGTATGGCAAGGAAATTCTGGTCCATGACGCACAATCTATTGATATGGGTTTTATCGCGTCTGGCCGCGCACCGTTGCTTCTGGATCACGATCCGGAAAAGCAGATCGGTGTTATCGAATCCGTGAGCCTTTCTGAGGATCGCAAGCTCCGTGCCAATGTCAGGTTCGGTCGCTCTGCGCTGGCGCAGGAAGTGTTTCAGGATGTTGTCGATGGTATCCGCTCGAATATCTCGGTCGGTTACCGCGTCAACAAGATGGAGCGTTCAACCACGAACAAAGATGAATATCTGGTTCGCGCTTGGTCGCCCATGGAAGTTTCCGT